GAACATTTATAATTCTATTAGGAAATGTATTAATCAATTGGGATGATATAATTCTCATCCATCCAGCAAGAACAATTAAATCAACACGCCATGCCTGAAACAACTGAATAATTTCATCCTCATCTGCACTTTTAATATACACATGAGGAATGCCCAATTTAATTGCTCTCTTCTTAGCACCACATTCTTTCTTGTTGTGTATCATCAACACAACTTCATCATCTCTACAAGTACGAACTATGTTTTCAAAGTTGGTTCCGTTTCCAGAACACATAACCCCAAGTCTCATTTTAGTGGCTTCCCATGCTTATCGACTAGTCCCATCTTCTTTACCTGATGGAGATTAGACCTCCTACTTTTTTTAATCTTCTTATACTCTTTAATAATATTATCTATTTCTTGATTTGATATATTAACCTTTAACTTTTCATCTTTACCAAATCCTTCTGCTTCACCTTTCTCTACATTATCAACATATTCATTTATTGTTTCCTGAATCTCATCTCTTATGATGTCAGTTATTTGATCCTTAAGTTCATCATTCATTTTTCAACCTCAAACACATACATCAATTATTTTTTCAGTAATATCATCAGCAGACATTACTTTAGAAGATGAAATGGCTTCCATTTCTAACATAGTTCCATGTGACGACTCACCTAATATAGTATATAAATTGACATATCTTTGCAAGCGTTTCATTGTTATTCCAGAATCCAAAACAACTTGAATCAATTCATCATCATTATAAACTAACTTATAATCACCATCACCAAGTTTACCATCATTACAATCTTGTATAAGATGAAATGTTTCATGCCTTATAGTATCAAAATCATTCTCAGTCCACTCTACAATTTTACCATCCATCAAACTATTATCTTGACAGATATATAACTGCTTCTTTTTGTTAATATAAAAACCATTAAACATATTAAGTTTCTTACAATAACTATCATTAATAGCAACTTGTACACCTAAAGATTCAACAACATTAAGTAATCTTTTATGTTGCAATTCCTCAGTACTAGCACTTACAGGTAAAGATACAAATAATAGACTAATAGCAAATAGTAGTTTTTTCAAGATTCATTTCCTTTTTCTCTTCTTTTCTGGTGCTTTATATCCCCACATTGTAGGATTAACTGTGCCATATCCCCATTCAATCCTCTTTAAATCTTTCTTATACTTATCATAATACATATCAAAAAGATTTACTTTCTTATAAGACCTTGCTACATCTAGACATTCTTTTCCTTCTACATTATACCAGACAAGAAAGGTATCACTAGGAAAACTTTTATCATTTGCTTTTTCAAGTGTAGTATTTTCTAGCAATACCTGTGAAGAATAAGAATAACAATCAAACCGCGTCTCTTTTTTCGTTTCCTCTACGGTTTCAACTTCTTCACTCATGAACGTCCTCCCCATGAAATGTCTGGATAGGCTTGCTTTACATTATCAAGAGTAACTTTATACTTATCAGAAAGTTTCTTATCCTTTGTAAGAATCAATACTTCTGCTTCTCTTGGATGAAGTCCTTGAAGAAGATTGATGAACATCATTTCTCTGCGTGTAGTAGTAAGTGATGCATTACCACCTTGAACATAATGATACAAACTTTCCCATTCTTTTCTTAAAGATGTTTTATTCCTACCATCAAGGTCTTGACCTGTTGCTGATTCACCTCCTGCTGCCTCTTTAGCAAGGTTCTCTGAGAGAGTACCAGCAAAGGTTGTCTGAGCATTTGTCTCTCCGTAAGGGACCTCTCCTTCAGGTAACAGAGAGACGACTGTTTCATCAAAGTTCCAAATCAAAATACTAACAATAGATTCGTGTCGGTATGTCTGAAGAACTTCTGCTTTCCTTGCAGCACTCCTCTGCTTTGAGGCAAGTTCTAGAATCTCAAATACAAATGGATTGGTCGGAAGTGTTGGAAGTGGTTTGGGTGAAGACTTTTTAGATGCCTTCTTTGTCTTTGGTCCACTTTGCAAAGGTGTATCATCAATATCATCGCCACCTAATGCTGCGGCTGAAGTTAACTGAGCCATAGTAATAATTAATTCGTTTTTAGTATAGGATATTTATTTGAAATAGTCAATATCAATCGTCGTCATCATCGTCTGGAGATTCAAACCTAACTGCAAGAATATCATCTGGAATAATATTACCATTTTCATCATACATCTCTGGATGTGATGGCATTCTTTGCTGATGTAAAAACGCAGCAATGAGATCATTTAAAAACCATCCCGCAAACATACCAATAATAAAAAATCCAACAATCGATACACCACTGAAAAATAAAATTTGTGATTCCATTCTACTTTCTCCAAGAGTTATTTTTTCTTTATGTCCAAGCAAAAAGCAATTTCTCTATTGAAAAAGGAAAATTTTACTTGAAATGTCTTAGGTTGATTTGATCTTCTCCTATTCCTCAGCAGTAATTCAACTCCTTTATTAATATCGGAGTCGTCTTTATTTAGATCACTGTCTGCTCCTTCTTCTTCTTCCAATACTTTTCCCTCGCTCTTTGTAGTTTCTTTACTTTGCTTTCTTTCTGCGACCAGGTTTTCGATCATTGGAATACCTCGCAGCATCTTCAAGGATGCCATTTAAATAATTTTTTATTTTGCGTGCTTGTGGTTTAGGAATATGATGATATGCCTCACGCAATTGTTTATGATCATTATCAGCACCACCTTTGATATACTCATCAAGTTCTAATACCACATCACCCAATTCATGAGCGGTAGAACTCTGAAGGAAAGAATCTACTTCAACTTTCTTTGTCTTACGATACTTTAGATAATCATAAAACTTAAGTTGCATCTTTCCTGCAAAAGCATACTCAATGGCGTGCTCTAACATATCATAAACTTCATCAAAATCGTCTTTCATTATACAAGATTATTTTCTTGGAGGTACTTAACAGTTTCACTACATCCACCTAAGTTAGTTCCATCTCTAACCACCTGTGGGAAAGTTGATCCTTGGCCAAATTGCTGATAAAAACTTGGTCTATCAAATTCTCTATCTAACTTATACTCAACATATTTAAGTTCTGCTAATTGTAGCACCTGAATAACTTTTGTACAATATGGACATCCTTCTCTAGAGTAAACTGTAAAGTTCATGTCTTCTGTATTAAAAAATTTATTTAGCGATTGATCTTCTTCAGAAAGAACTCTGTCTTCAGGGTCTAATTTTCCATGCATAAAAAAAGGAGCATTGTTGCTCCTAGTATATTGTATTTTGTAATGAGTGTCAAACTCTGACTATTCTATCAAAATCTCTTTACAAATACGCTTACAAAATTGCGCATTGTCATCACACTCGGTGAGGCACTGAAAATAATCATTTACTGCCGACTCATGATCCGTTTCCTGAATCTCTTCTACTCTACTTTTCCAACCGGCTAATTGATTATGGGATACTAGATTGTGCTGCATTGATGACTTCTCCATTGTTTAAAGTGAACATCATAACCAGGTTTGGTTACATCTTGCTCTCCAATTCTACTACTATTTAGTCAGGATACCAACACAAAACAAGTTCGGTTTTACAAAAATAAATGCCTAGTGTCCTCAAATAGACTGCCGCAGCTTCTGTAGTATGTATTTGTATGCCTCTACTATGTCACCCTCATTCTTCCTAAACAGATCCTTATCAAACCTCTCCTTTGTTCCTTTCTTCCATAGTCTCATACTATCAGGACTAATTTCATCAGCAAGAATGAAGTTTCCATCACAGTCATGACCAAACTCTAACTTAAAATCAATAAGGTCCATTCCAATTTCTCCGAATATCTTTTGCAACTGCTCATTAACTTCTCTTGTCTTTATAACAAAAGGTATAGGATCAATATTCATCAACCTCACACGATCAAGAGTTAAGAGAGGATCGCCTTTGTAATCATCCTTAAGAAAGAATTCAATAATAGGTGGATCAAATGATTGCCCCTCATAAAGTCCTTCGGTATGTTCAATAATAGATCCAGCAGCACGATTTCTACAGATAATCTCCACAGGAACAATCTTTACCTTACGACAAAGCATTGTATTGAGAGTAGGAACATCAATATAATGAGTTTTAATCCCAACCCTCTCCAATCTCTCAAATAAGAAAGCAGATATCATACAACAAGTAGCACCCTTATCTCTGGGATACTC